CGTCCAGGATATAACGCCGCCGATCGAGAAGCTCGCGAGCCTCATCAGAGGCATGTATCGCCGACTGAATGTCGACGTTATTAGGCACAGGAGCGGCATCTTGTTTCGTTTCCGCCTTTGGCGGCTCTATTGGGGCTTCCTGTCGGGGCCGAGGAGGGGCTGCTTCGAACGTGGATTGATTGATTGGCTTGAGCTGCAGCCGAACAGCAAGAAGACGACCGCCAAGCACCACACGGGGATCATCTCGCCTTCGGGCGCTCGACAAACTGCAGCTGCAGATTATTGAGTCCCTTTTGGATATCCACCACTGCCGCTCGCATCTCGGTCGCGAACTCGCGATCCTCCTGGCGGCGCTCGACGATAGCGTGCTCAGCCACGGTCAGGCGAGATGCTAAACCTGCCATGGCGATTTGGTATTCAGCTCTCATTGAAGCCATGTCGCGCTCAAGGCTGACATATCCGGTTATCACCGCACCGGTCAGCGCAGTGATTTGCAGGATGTGCCCGAGGTTTATTTCGGGATTAAAACGGATTCTCGGCGGCTTTGACGGCTCGCCATCCGTCTCTGTGGCAGCTTGCATTTTGATTTGGTGTGATTTTGCCTCATTCATCTTCGCCTACCGACGATCCGGATTCCGCGAGGCCCGAAGCTCAGCGTCTTGGTTTCACCGCCGACTTGAAGGCAGCATTCGCCGGTAGCCTCGTCAGCCGTGATAATCTCCCCCGCCACATCGGTATAATCGTCGGTACGTACGATCTTCCAACGTCGTTTGTCTTCGATGCTGTGCCAGGATTCGAGCTTCATTGCGGAATTCCCATAATGGTCCATGCGAGATTTGCCACCGTCGCGTCGGGCGCGGAGGGTGCGACCAGCGTCAGTACGTCGCCGGCATTGAATAAAATCGCTGAGTTCATCGTGAATGTGGCCGCGGCAGCCGATGGGGCGAAAACCATAGTCCCGACGTTCGCGCCGTTCTTCTGAATGTCGAATGTCGTTGACGCGGTTGCAGCTGTCGCAGCGGTGCCACGGCTACCGGAGAGCCCGGCCGGCACAGTTGCCGGGGCGGCAAATACATAACTTTGAAGCACAAGATTTGCCGTCGGCCTACCGCTGAACGAGCCGCTCACGATTATCGAGGAGGCCTGCCCGGTTCCTCTCACGTTGTATGTGTATACAGGAAGTGAGTTTAAGCCCTGTAATCCGCCACCGACGATATTCATCGACGCAAATTTCAAATGGATCGTTTGGCCGATCAGGCTACTCTGATAGGAGAAACGGCCAATCGATCCGTCGAGCCTTGCAAACAACGTTCCCGCCGGGTGAGCGGTGATCGCGCTACCGTAAGCACCGCGATAAAGTGTGGTCAGCGCGTACTTGCTGGCGGCTGTGAGCGTTGCAGTTTGGTAGGCGAGAAGCTCGCCACCGGCGTAGCAAAGAGTGACGAGATTGGCGGCATCGGTGGAGGAGACCGAGGCAAGCTGACCATGGCTTTCGGTCAGATCTACCGAGAGAGTGTTGGTGGCGTCGGGTGAGGAATGCGGCGGCAGATCGGCCGTCAATACCCCTTGCACCGCCAACGAGTTCACAGTCCCGGCGAGGGCATAGGAGTTGCCATCACTGGAGATCCAGACCTGGGCTCCACCCCAATTCGCGCCGCCCGAAAGCGCAACCCAGATTTCCAGCCCTCCGGTCAGCAGTGCGGCCGGCGGCTCGAAAATGATCGGTGGATTGACATCACCCGGATCCGAATTCCAATTGGGAACATAACCGGCGCCCGACTGCTTCGGATAGAGCACCGCGGTGGAATAGCCGCCGAAGAAATCTTCCGCAGTGATCGAAAGCGTACCTTCCTCGTCTTCTTCCACCGCTGTGATGCGCACGGTCAGCGCTGAAAGGCCGAGTCCGGAATCAGTGACTTGGACGAGGTCCATCGGCTCGATCAGGCAATATTTCCAGCCCAGCTTGAATTGATACGTATTGCGGAACAGCAACGCGCGCTGCAACAGAAGCTGTGCCACAATAGGGCCGACATTGATGGGGTCGACAATCGCCCGCGCCTTCAGCGAGCTCTCGCGGCGCACGCCGTAGAGGTCGATCGACGCCTGATCGAAAGCCTCAACTATCGCCGTATTGTAATTGTTGGATCGGTCCAGACATTCCAATTGGATCGAGTTGTTGGCGTCTGCAGGCGTCGACCGCACGACCCGGACCGGATCGTCGCCGAACCCGCCGGTGATCGGACCCGAACCCGACCGCAGTGCCGGACCGCCGGGCGACACTCCCGAGCTACCCCCGACACTCGATTGCTGGATGATGAAATCATCCTCGCCGAGGCTATAAAGCGCGGTCGTGTTTGGGGCGTAGGCGGCGCCATTGCCAGTGACCGGCTGATCGCCATAGGGGATGATCTTCAACAGTCCGCCCGACCACACAATGGCACTGTTCGTGAGTTTCACGGTATCGCCGAGGTGCTGTTGCGCTTCTTGCTGCGTGTCCAGCATCGGCGACAGCGCAAGGCCGAGAGCCTGGCAATACGATGAATAGAGACTGAGGTCACCCAGATTGGCGACCGGGAAGCCGGCTCCGTAACGGGGATTGGTGAGAAAGTCGGAGACAATCGCAGCGGGATTTGCGTCAAACCCGTTGGTCCCGCTCAGCGACAGCAAGCCTTCCACCTCGAAGGAGAAATTCGGAAGGGTGGCGGTGTTGCCCATCGCGAAATTGTTAGCCACCACAGTTGCGGTTCCGGAGTAGCCGAGAGCCTTGTCGGGATGCCGCGTTTCCCAATACGGATCTGCTGCCTGCCCGTCGCCTCCGAAATAAACCGCGGCCGGCAACGAGGACAGCGTTCCGACATTCTTGTCCCACCATACGGTGGCAATGCCGGCAATCGGGCCCTGGCACAGCCCCATAATCACCGACGCACTATATTTGTATTGTTGCCCGCCTCCTTTTCCTCCACCGCCGCCCTTACCCGCGCTCCCCTGATGCGCAGGGGTCGCCTTGAAGTCGTCGTAGTCGATCAGGTTTGGCGTCACCCGGGTGGTTCCGTAGACTAGCGGGATCACCCCGCCGTGCTGTGATGTTTGAAACTGCAGCGCACCGACTGCTTTTTGCTGCTTGGCATTCGATGCCCCGCTCAGGATCCCGCCCATGGCTAACGGTCAGAACCCGGGTACTGAAAACGGGTCAAAAAATCGTACTTGACGACCGATGAGTGGCGGTTGGCCACCATCGGCAAAGACGACCCCCGCATCGCACCAGGCATGTATCAGCCGCGGCCAGGAAACGACGATCGCGCCATGCGCGAAGCAACGACCAAACTTGAAGACTGCCACATCACCGTCCTGAGGTGGTCCGCCAATCTCGCGGGCGTAACGCATCAAACCTTGGAGATAGCGCTCCGAGTCGCGATGCAGGTTCCAGTCGGGAGGATAAAATGGCACATCGACACGCCGGATCACGCCCGCTGCCTCATAGACCTCAGCGAGCAGCATCAGACAATCGGTGCCACCGCCTTTGATCCTGCCCATGTGGTGATAAGGGGTCCGCAGCCAGGTTTTAGCCTCGGCGACTACCCGCCGGCGTTGGCTCATACCGCAGTCTCCGGCGTCGGGATGTGCGGAAAGCCGCCGAAGTGAATCACATTATTAAAGACATCCTTACAGGTCGAAAGCGTGCGGTCGCAACCTGGCAGCAGTTGGAATTGGTCGCCCGCCAGGATGGGCGAGAGAAATGCCAGCCTTACATAAATCGAGCCCGCCGCCATGTTTGCTACCGTGCGGCTCGCACCGGCATTTGCTCCCGTCACGCCAATTACGGTTCCTTGGATATACAGGTTCGGCGGAGTTGGACTGAGGGAGGTCGCGATTTGCGCCTCACTCGAGCCGGGCCCGGCCGAAAATGTCACCTGCATGCTGGACCGGTCGAACCGGCACATCGCGTCGCCAAAGGTGTGAGTGCAAGATGACTGCCACAGCCGGCGCGGCATCTGGATATTCAGAAGCTCGAGATGCGAGCGGCATTTGAGGTCGATGCCGGTACGGGAACAATCAATATCCGAAATGCGACCAGCGAAGAGGACCACAGTTCCTGGGCTCGTGTCGCCATAGCTCGGCATGAACGCCCGTTCGAGGTGCAGGAGTGCGCCGTCCAGTTGCCCCTGCCAGGCCGCCTGCAGAAACGGTTGGCCGCCGATCAGATCCGTCGGCTCGGTATAGATCTTGACTTCGAGTTCGTCGACCTGGGTGCCGATGACGATCTTCGTCTTAGAGCGCTCGAATTTAGGACCCAGCGCAAAGGTGTAGCCATTCGCGAATAGCGCAGTCGGAGCCGCCGAATAGCGCAGTACAGATCCGCCTACGAGAGTGATCGTGTAGAGGTCCGCCATGATGAACCGGTCGCTGCTCGCGAGCAGCGCTATCAGAGCAGGGCTGGCCGCCCTCATGAACGCACCGAGATAAATGTCAGCTTCTTCAACTGCCACAACCGAAACATGAAATTTTCGAAGTCGTATTTGTCGTCAACGAACCGGCAGCGAAAGTAATAAGTGAAATCAGCGGTGATGGTCATCCCGCTGCTTGGAGCAATGCCGAATGTCACCAGCCCGGTAGCCAGATCGACGTTGTAGGTCGTCGGGTCTTGCGTAATTCCATTAAAGTAGATCGCACGCACGATATTCGGTGCGGTGATCGGTTCCAAGAAGCCGCCACCGGGCAGGGTCGCACCCATTGCGCGCTGGAGCTGGAAGGCGGTCGTGCTCGCATTCCCGACGCCAATCTGCTGCCCGATGACTTGGGAATCGCTGGGATCCTGAAAAAGGAATGTGCCGAACGCTCCCTGGCAGAGCATAAAGAATCCGAGCAGAGTCCTCAGCTCGTCGTAACCAGCTCCCGGGCTGTCGCGCAAGAAGTCGTAGACCAGCGCAAACTGCCAAAGTGGAAAGGGATAATCGAGCGCCCGCAATTCGCGCCCGGATACCGCTCGCTGGATGCGCGTCTGAAAGGTCGGGGTTTTGGTGACGCTCCAGGCGAGCCCGGGCAACGCCGGAAAAATCAGCGCCATCACGCGCTCCGCAGCATTGAGCCGTTGCGCATCGCCTTGTTAACCGCGTTGACGAGGAGGCTTCCATTGCTCTGGAAAAACCGCTTAACGTCTTGACTGTCGATCGCCGAAACGTTGACCACGACCGCACCAGCGCCAGCTCCGCCATTGGCGGAGATCATGTTCTGAAGGCCTTGGCTTATGTTCGCCGGCAGGATCATTTCGTTCTGGTGCACCATGGCGAGCTGGTCCGATGGGACCATCCAGCCGCCCGCTGCGGAAGCGATGCCGCTGGCGGCGGCCATCACAGTGGCTTCTCCGGCCGCGGCAGGCCCGGCCGCCGCCGGTCCCATAATCGGAGCCAGGAATGCAAAGATGCCCGAGAACGCCTGCGCTGAATCGGTTGCGATGCTCTTGATCGCATTTGCGGCCTTGATCGCCAGTCCGGCCGCGATTCCTCCACTATCGGCCGCGGTGCGAGCCGCAGCGCCGGCCTCGGTTGCGGTTGTCATGGCGAGCTCACTTGCGATCCAGTTGGTAACCATTTTGACGCCGAGGTTGACGAATTCGGCAACTATCGATTGCGCGATATTCGCCACCGCCTTCTGCAACGTTGTTGTACCCAATATCATGCCGGTGATCGAGGTATCGAAGGCACGCTGGATCGGCTGCATTACGCTCTGCCAGGTTCTTTGGCTGGTCTGTACTGCCCGGTAATCGAGCTGTTCCTTGTCGGTCTGAAACCTCTGATACGCGACCAGCTGTTCTTCCCACCGCTTTTCATCAGAGGCGCTACCGGGCACTATGCCGGCGCCTAGAGACCCTGCGAGGTCGGCAGTTTTCGTCTGCAGGGCACCGACGCCGGTTCCGATTTGACTGGTAGCGGCGTTAAGCTGCGACTGCGCCTGCTGCGCAATGTCGCCAAGCCCGGCAAGTTGGGCGCGCATCGCATCGGTCGCCGCCTGAACAGAATTTGATGCGGCCTCCATTCCGGATCGGAGGCCGTCAATTTGCGCGCCGATAACGACGCTGGTTTCAATATCGGCCATTATAGCCTCTCGCTAACAAACTGCCTTCGCTGCTTGCAAATTGTTCTAATTTCTGCGGATGCCTAGTCGGGAATTTCTGCCCGAAGGCGGAGTTCGGCAAAATCGAGGACTACGGGCGAAAGCCCAGCATCGACCTCTCCGGCACCAAACCCGGGCCCCAGCTGAGCGAGCAACGACCCGGAGTCCGAGTTTGGTTGCTGTCCTTGTCCCACCGACGTCGACGGCAACAGTGCATTTTTAGTTTTGCCGACACCCAGATAGGCCGCGATCAGCAGGTGCAACGGAGGGTGTTGTGCCCAGTAGCATGTCAGCTCTTCGATCTGGAAGAGCGTCATCTCGTCAATTACGGGGTAGCTGTATCCACAGGCGGTCGCGAGGAGACCATAGATTTCTCGCCAGGGCTCGGCGTCTCCGAAATCATGTCCGAAACTGACCTGGCGCTCGCACCGCCTGCCCCCGGGCTGGTCCCGGGGGCCGACGCTTCCCCCATAGCGGCTCCGCCTGGCTTCAGCCCGGAGCCAGTCAGGACGGCATTCAGGACGGCACTAGCATTCCCGAGATCGAGTAGGTTTTCGACTTTGTCCGGCGTCATCTCAGGATAATTGCGCTGCAGCGCCGCGGCAACGATGTCGATCAGCACGTTGATTTGCGCTTCGCCCATCGATACGCCAATTTCGGTCAGTTGTCTTACCTTGGGCATCAACCGGCGGAGCTGGCCGAGAGTAAGCGGCGGCACTATCCAATCCTGGCCGCCCATTGCGACCGCCACACCGGGGATCATCACTCCACCGTGCTTAGATAGCCGATCGTCCCCGAAGCGTCAGCAAAAGCCATGAAATCGAGCTCGCTAATCGTCCAATTGTCGAGCTTAGTCGGCAGTGACAATTTATTTGCCGTGCACGCGTTCAAGCGGAGCGCGGTGCCGCTGCCGTTATAGGCAGTGTAAAACGTCGCCTTGAACGTAGGAGTAATGCCCATCGGCTGGTTCGCGAGGGTCACCCTGTTGCCGTTTGTCGCGACGTTGTAGGTGTATGAGATCAAGATCGCGGCACTAGCGTCGGCAGACGAAAAGATATACGCGCCGGTAGCGAAGTTGACCGAGTATTGGCCGGCGGTCGAAGGCGTGGTCACTCGGTTGAAACGCTTGCCGCTTCCGGCGTAGCTGACGCCGAGATCATCATTGTAGCTCGCCGCATTGGCGGGAATGACGGTGTAGGGCGTCGTCGCCGGAACCGTCGCGGCCTCCAGCTGCGAGACGGCGAACTGCCCCGTAGCTGGCGTCACTCCGAAAAAAATATCCGAATACAGCAAACCGAGGATCTGCGCGAATTTGGCTTTCCCGACTATCTTTCCCTGCCCACGGGCTATTGCCACTGGAAACTGAAGCTGGCCATAGAGCTCTTTGTCGCTCCAGTCGAAATCGATCTGTATATCCTGCAGCACGCCGAATTGTCGTGGACCGATGCCCGACCCGATTACATCGGTGCGTTCTCCCCATACCGCACCGGAGCCGAAGCTTAATTGCATGTCATTTACTCCCCTTCAAGAGCCGCTTCAGCATCTCTTTGGCAGCGTGGGCGATATTCCAGGCCTGCGTGTCGCGGGCGACTGCCGAGCCCGGGAAATGGTCGGCCCACCAACGTTCAATCAGCAGCTCGATCGAAGGGGGCGCAGCGCCTTGGTTGGTGCTGTGATCTTCCTCGGCCATTGGTCACTCCTTCGAAGAAGGCGAATTGAAAGGAAACATCGAAGCGAGCATGCTTAATAAATGCCCGCCTTTGGTTAGTCGCCGATTGTTAGAGGCACAGAATTTCGACGGGCACGATCGCGATGGCCTGATCACCGAGTACGCCCTCATCTGTCTGAAGCTTGCCCGATATATAGGCGTGCTGAACCATCTGAGGCAGCCCTAGGTTCTGGATCCCAGTCGTCGGTGACGGTGCGAGCGCGGCTTCGAGAGCATCGAGCAGCGGGTTCAAAATTGAGGCTGGCGCCAGATACGGGTCGCTTGAATGGGCGTACACGTAGAATTCGGCGTAGAGAGTCCATACTATCGGAGCGCCAAGCTTCTTTATGACGGCTTGACCCCCTTTTTCGCTCATAAACAACGCGGGTTGCTCCGCCGGAGCGACGCCTGCCCAATGTCGCAGACGGCGATTTGCATTGGTGAACCGCGCCGCAGTTGCGCCGAGCTCCCATAAGGCGGCGTAAATCGCTTCACGAACTATCATCGGTCGATTCCGAATACCAGGACGCGGCGATCCATGGGCCTGTCGATAAACCGAGACCCGTCGCTTCTAATCCCGAGGGCGAGGAAGCCAAGATTAAATACCGATCGATCATCATCGCGTTATTGCCTCGCGCAATGCCGCTTCCACCTCATCGCGGATCGCAGGGTCCATATCTTCCAGTGCGGAGCTCAAAAAAGAAGGTTTTGGAACGTCTATCCGGCGACGGTCGGGCCGCACATTGATCGCCGTCCTGGCTCTCGGGTGTGCGAAGGCCTTTGTGATATGGCGCAGCTTCGCTCCGACGCCAACTGCACCATATCCGTGAGTGTGGGCATATTCGCTGGAGCTGGAAACCGTTGCTGCAATCCTGTCGTCGCTCTGATCGAGCTGCAGGCTCAATCCGAGTGACCCTGAGCGGCCAGCGACGGATTGCCCAGTGGGATCGCCCTCCTGGATCTTGCGCTGAAGTTCAATACCCAGCGTGGTGATCGCACGGGCGAGCCCCGACGCAGCCAGATCGGGAGTGGCGCGCAGCCAAGCCAGCACTGCCTCGTCGCCGACGAGACGTGCAGTAATCATAGGACGCCGGATATTATCATGAGATCGGTGGTACTTACCGCTGGTGCTTGTTGGATCGCGGCGATCGGCGCAACCAGACGATATTGTTGCAGCAGTGTCTTAATCGCGTCGCTCATGTCCTTTTGGGTGTACGCGACGGTCTCTGCACCGCCCAATGATCTCGAGACTTCGCCGATGCGCGTACGCTCTCGGTAGCGCAGCGAGACCAGTTCGATGCATGCCTGTACGACTTCGGGCGGACTAGTCGGATACCCGGCCGTATACGCGATAACAACGTTCTGGGCCCCGCGGTTGAACCTGTAACCGCGGACCGAAAGCTGTGTGGAAGCGAATCGGTAGCCGGCTGCGTTAAACGCGGCGGCCGCAGGAACAGCCTGGCCGTCGATCATCAATGACAGCACAGCGGTCACCGGAAAGCACGTGAATTGGAGCCTATGGCCCCCGGTTCCGTCGCGTATTTCGAGGTAATCAGCCGATGCGATCCGGCGATTCAGCCAAGTCTGAATATATTGACTTGCCGCCGCGATTAGACGGGCAAGCAATGCGTCGTCTGTTGCCGGAAAGGCAGCCTGCCCGGTCTGCAGCCACCCCTTGACGTCGGCGAGCGTCGTCAGATCCCCGAAGGCCACTGGATCAGGCCTTTTTGGAACGGTTGCTCGGCAACGATTTCATGTCCTTAAAAACAGGGACGAACCCATGCGCCAAGAGCTCGGAGGCGGCTTCGGCCGGCACGAGCACGTCCCCGTTCGAGTCGCCGAGAAATTGACGGCCGGCATAGGAGCACCCCGCAGCGTCGTCGTGGTGCAGCGTTAGCACGCCGACGGAAATCGCTTTGTCGCGGGTCTGTGCCATTACGAATCCCCCGATTGTCATCAGGGGGTCCACAGCTCCCAGGGGCACGCGGACCAAGCCGTTGTCATCGACCAAATACCGCACTGCCCCGTGGTTCGCCTCATCTTGGCCAAAAGCAGCGCGCAACGGTATCAAGTCTCCGCCGAGCAAGACCCCCGGGATTGACCCGGGGGCTGGCACAACAGACGCTATCAAAGAATGCGCCGGGATGTCGAGCATCAGCGTCAGCCGTTTGCGATGTTGCAGATGACGCCCATC